GCAAGGTGGGCACGACCAATGGCCCGAAACACCTTGCGCTCGTCTTTCGTGATGTAGTCCCACGACCCCACCTCGCCGAATGCACCGATAGAATCGTCTTCCCCTTGCTCCATGAGCGCGTGAAATACCTGGTCCTCGCTCATGCTGCCGATCTCGCGGGGGTAGAACGGCTGGGCGTAGAAGCCACCACCCGCCACGATCGGCATACCGGACTTTGCCGAGAGCTGTCGAAGCCACTTATTGCTGACCAAACAGTGTAAGCGTCGGGTAAGCACTCACCTGGAATAGGTGGCCGCTACCTCGCCACCCGGTTCGTCGGCCGCATCCTCCGCGTCAATTACGAAGGCCGCGTCATCGGTCCGCAGGTCGCGGGCGCCGGCCTCGATGATCGTGCGCGCGCCGGCCAAGCGCTGCGGCTGGTCGACCGTCACGGCCGGCGCCGGAGCTATGACCAGGACCAAGCCTGGAGCCGCCAGCCGCGACGATGCTCCGGCAGCGCCGTCCTCAGAAATCAACTGAGCACGGATCCGCTCCGACTCCTTGATGGCATTGACGGCCGGTGTGGGAGCTGCCTCGTCGCGAATTTTGGCCAGCGCCTGGATGTTGCCGGCGCACATTGTTTCGACCTCTACGAGGCGACGACGGCGAAGATATTGAATCACGCTTGGCCTGGAGAGGTAGTCGCGAAGTCTGGCGGTCGATAATCCGGCCTCGCGCGCAGCAGCCGGGAGGTCGTGTTTAGCCTGCCTCAACATGACCCCGATCGCGACTTTCACCGCTGGATGGACCTCGCTGATCCGGTTTTTTGCCTCCTTAGCCGTCTTCAACCCGCGCATACGGCCTCCGGTGGAATCCGCCGCGCCAGTCGACCCTGGTCAACGCGGACACCATCGCGCGTGGCCCGCGCCACGAACGGCTGGCCCTCGCGCAGGCCCCTCACTGGTTGCCCAGTCCTATCGCAGACAAGTCGCTGGACCATAACGACGCGATCGCGCCACTCAACCTCGGGAAGCTCGGTGATCACATACATCTCACCATCCTCGCCGTGCAGGACCTCGCCGATTTCGTAGTCGAAGACCCATGCTCGCGTCAGTCCGCGCGCGGCACGACGCTCGGCGGCACGGCGGCGGATGTCGCCCTTATCGATCAGCCGGCCCATGGGTCTGTTCCGCTGGGGCAGAGGCACTCAACTGAGCTTGCTTAGTTCTTGTTTTCCACACCGCGTGCATGAGCTTTTTGCGCAGCTCGGGTGACGTGCCCTTCCAACGCGCCAAGCCACCCTTCCGGCTAAATTCCCGCATCACCGCGGGCCGTGCGCGCCTCAAGAAGGCGGCACCTATTCGTGCCGGCATTCTTAATTGCCGACTGTCCCTAGACTCCCATCGGGATTTCATGATCGCGGCCTGGGCCTCGTCTTCCACCACAATCAATTTCAGGGCAAGTGAGCCAAGCAAGGCATCGAGCGAAATCTGGCTCAGCCCGCGTTCACGCCCCGGCCCGATCAGCTTCGAGACGTGGCCTGGACTCAGGCCCGATATCTCATCCAGGACGCGGTCGGAAACGCCGATGGCCTCCTTGCGAGCGTAGAGTGCGGCCACGAGCGATTCGTAGTCCGTCGCCTCGCCAAAGACCGGTGCCTCACTCACCCGAGTGCCCCCGTAGCCGCGGCACATTTTCGACGTCCGTGGCGAAGGTGCCGCATCGCGCAGCCCGGCGCTCGGCGTCGGCCCTAACTATTGACTCCAGGACCGCGAGCGCGGCCCGGCGCTGCATGAGGTCGGTCGCCGATAGGGACATTGATCCGAGAAATGTCACTTGGCGACCTTATCGACCAGGGTCCTTAAACCGCCAACAGCGCTCGGATATGGCACACGCCGCGGCTCGTGCGCCGACGCGGAATTTTTGTCGGCAACCGCCCGAAGGTGGGCGGCATGATCCCTGTGATCGACGCCGCTGTCGTTTCTCAGCCGACGGTCGGTCGCCAGTAACTCACGTTCGCTGTCTAGTTTTGGCATGGGTTTCTCCTCTACGGAAAGGTTCTGGAATAGCGTTGGTCCCTTCCGATCCACTCCCGGGCTGACGTTTCGTCCACAATAAAAGTTCGGTTAAGAACGAGGTCGAATACCAGCCAGCAGCCGCCAGCGAACGCTCCCCACGGATTTGCATTTACAAGCGTGCCAGTGATTGCCTGCGGCTGAGGCCCTACTTGCTTTCCCATCTCGTCACCCGTCGCACTGAGGCTGTATCTCTTAGGATCGCGCGCCCGCCACTCGATTGCGTCGACAGAATTGAGTGCAATTTGGCTGCCGTCGGTTAGATCAAACAGCACAACTGGTGTGCCGACGCGGAGCATCGGGTTTTTCAAAACATCGACCCTGTCCGCGTATCGGCTCAACTGGCAGCTCCCTGTTTCAGGATGTATCTGCCACCCCCGCGCTCGATCATTTCCCGCGCCGATACCGGATCGGTCTCGATCTTAACTGGGCCGTCACCGTACTTTTGAATAAACTCTGCGTGGAGTCGGCGATATGCCAGCACCAACGCGACATGGCGTGCCGCGTCTTCGTGGTAGTCCAACCATGCCGCCGGCACTGCCGCGGGCTCCGGCCGTTGTGGCACGGCATCCGGCAATTGCGGCCCAAAATCGAGCACCGTGACCGTCGTCGAGGCGGGAGGCCTCGGCAAGGTTTCCTCGCCGGCAGTGGTGGAAGCCTCGAACCTCCGGTTCATCCGTCACCGCCGACTTTGATCAAACTTCGAAGCATAATCGAGCTTCTGGGCGTAGGACATGGACTGATAAGTTTCGTCGGACACCTTGCCCGGGGTATGCGGCTCTCTGTGGGCACCAGAGAAACTAGCGCCGCCTTGCGTCACATAACGATGCATTAGATGCTCCAGACCGACCACGGTATCGGCGACCGGTGCAAGCTCCAGCACCCTGCAGAGCGCGCCGAAATGGTTGCCGCCCATGGACTTCAACCAACCCCTTACAGCGTCCACACGGGCATTCGCGGCGTCGCCGAGCTTGGTAACCTCGGCCTGCTTGGCGGAATTGAAGGCAACCATTTCCTTCGCCTGGCTGGCCGCGTACAATCCGATCATCTCGCTAAACTGAGATTGATTTAGTCCGTGGCGCAAAGCGAATTGACGCGCCGGCTCGATCGCAGAGTTATTCGGATCGATCTGGAAAGTAAGGCCTTCCGGCATTTTAAAGTCGGCCGGCAGCTCGAGCTTGAAATCTTCCGCTCTCGTCGGCGCTGTCGCCTTGCGGCTCGACTCCAGTGCGTGCCTTTCGAGCAACCCCTTCACCTCGTCAGGGCTCAGCGTGAGATCGCCAACCTTGAGCATGCCGGCTTCGACCGACGCGTCGCCGACAGGCGGCTGATCGTCGGGCTTCGGTTGCTGATCAGACGCGCCATCGGCGCCATTGCGGGGCACCGCGGAGACCTTTCCGTTCACATCCTTGACCAGCGCGACCTTCTCGGGCGATTGCTGCCAAACGTCGGCGGACTCAATACGGGAACGCTCCTCGACCCATCTGCGCTGCGGCTCGCTGATCGTGGGGTTGGAGCCGAGAATGACACCCGGATCGGGCGAACGCGCAGCCGGCGGCGGCGCAGACGGGGCGGGCGAAGGCGATACGGCGGGCTCAGGCATGGGTCATTTCTCCTACATCGGCACGACGGGCCGCGATCGCATCTTCGAGCATCAGACGCGCCAATTCCGCCGGGGCACGGCGAGCCTCGCGGGCGAGCTGGACCACGCGGCTCCACTGCTCGTCTTCGATCCTGATCGTCACAGCTTTAAGCCGGTTGCTCATCCAACAACGCCTCCTAAGCGGCTGCGAGAGTGCCGGAGACGGCGGAAGCACCGCAACGGACGGGTCGAGATGCTGCGAGGGGCGAGGCGCGAGACGTGATACAATCCACGCAAGCCGGAGATGATGCTGATGCCCGCACCAATGGTTATCGTCGAAATCTGGGATCCCGGACTGGAACGGCGAGGGCAGGCAGTCGCCTATGCCAATTCCTGCCTCGCCAAGGTGCAGGAGGCGCTCACCCACTGCGGTGGCCAGACCTCCAGCGGAACCATCCAGGGAGTTTCCGCTTCAGGGGTTCCCCATTCCGAGCTGGCTACCTGGACATTCACGCCTTCACCAGCAACCGGACCATAGCCGCGCAGCGATGCGAGGAGAGGCCGGGCGATGCTGGAGATCCCCATCAGGTCCAAAATTCCTGGCGTTTCCTAAATCTGGGGAGCCTAGACACAGACGGGGCGCGAGCGGCCGCCGGGTAAAGGGTGCGCGCCTCGGATGTCACCGGGAACCCCGGGGGACCTGGCCATCTATGGGTGCTTCAATGAGGCCGAGGCGCGAACGCCTCGGATGGGTCGCTCGAGCCGCGGTCCAACGCATTTGGGATGCCCCGCTTCAATGAGGCCGAAGCGCGCGCTCTACCTTATCGCCAGCCCCGCCGCCGAGCAAAGGTGCATGCGGGGAGATGCGCAGCGATGCTGGGCGAGGCGGAGAGATGCTGGAGTAATCCAGGAGTTTCCAATTTTCTGGGTTTTCCGGGATATTCCGATGCCCAGAGACACGCTCACGGTAGCATCGGGTGGAGTCGGCCGCGTTTTGCCCCCCGGTAGGCCCCCGCAGGCAAGCGCGCAGCGCGTCGGCCCGGCCGTCGGCCACGAGGGTGAGGACGGCGGCGAAGGCTCGCCGGTAGCCTCCTGACGCGGCGGGTGAGGCATCCCACGAGGACGGCGAGGACGAGGCCCTACGCAGCCGGCAGGCCGCTCGGCGTGTCGCATAATTTAGGAGTTTCGCACGTTTGCCGGAGCGTTGATTTAACTCATGTTTTTTGTTGCATATGTTAGGTGCAGAAGTGATGCGCTTCTGAGGGCATCGCGAAGAGGTGGAACGCCTCGTCGAGCGCCTGTGGGCTTTGCGGGCATGAAGGTCTCCTCAACCGGGCTCGACGAGCATACGGGCACCGCCGGCCCGACGCGCAAGAATGTTGCGGGCGCTCGGTCAAACGTGGGGCACCTCCGCCTGTCTGATCTTACGGCTGCTTTTGCTGCCAAAAATTGGAACGACGAGGGTCACTGTTAGCCTCGTTAGCGCGCTGTATACACTCCCCCGGAAAACGCCCTCCCCCCTTCCACCTTTTCCCTTTTCTCACTAACACATCTAACAACATATATGTGTATATAGAGAAATCGATGTTTATGCGTTAGCTGGGGGGGGGATCTAACACCCCGCCTAACATTACGAACACAAAAGAACGTAGCGAGATTAAACTGCGCGGACACTGTCATGGTTGTTAGGACTGCTAACGTTGTGAGTAGCTAACGGCCGGCAGGTCTGTATCCCTGATTGGTTCGCTCAATCTCGCCGGCTTCGACCAGCTGGGCGAGGATATCCTTGATTTCCTGGCTACGCAGTCGGCCTCGCAGTGTTTGCTGGATTTCCCGCAGGGTGAGGGGCTGCCGGCGCCGAACATAGCCCGCGATCTTCGCCGTCATCTCGCTACGTTCATTTGACGCAAGGTGATCCTGTGCCTTCGTGGCAAACGCCTGCGTAGCGATCCACGCGATGCCCGCGCCCCACTCCATGTCGCTGTAGTCGACGCTGGCACCGCGGCCCCAGCGGCCGGCGGCCCGGATGGTGGCGAGCCTGATGCTGGTCTCGATGCAGCGGGCAAGGTAGGGGGCGGTGTCCGAGTGCTCGTCGATGTGGGCCTCCACCATCTTGGTGAAATCCATGTAGCAGGCCTCTGCCGCCGGATTGGCCCAAGGAAGGATGTCCGGGGTATGCATCGCTTTGGGGTCACCGATTTGCAGGAGGCTTTCCGGGCCTGACCACAGGTAGAGCCGGTTGAGATTGCCGGCGAGCGATTCGGGCACGGTGAGCGGATCGAGCACCGGACTGGCATCGCTGGCGCGGCAGGTGCTCGAAAGCGCCAGGAACCGGTTCAGGAGGCCGTTATCCACGCTCTCGCCCTGCAACGAGGCCGTGAACTCGTTGGGCGTCGATAGCCCCAGGATCGAGACGGCCGGGCAGTTGACGAGCTTGATGGTGTCCTGCGTGGCCCATGCCGGGGCCGCTATCGTCGAGAACGACGATCCCCACAATGCCCGCAGCACCTCGCCGATTTGTCGCTCGTGAGAACCTGCCTTGCGGTCGGTCACGGCGCGCAGCACGGCACCGATCTCATCCTGGATGCAGAGCATCACCGGCATCTCTCCGAGGCTGCGGAACACCGCGCTGCCCGAATGAAATCGCGATGGTCCGATGTGGGCCTCGGCGTTGGCGGCTCGCATCAACCGCATCGCCGTATCGATCACATGCTGCTTGCCGGTGCCCGAAGGGCCGACACCGACGACATAGAGGTTCGTTCCCGACATGGTCGGCCCTGCCACCCGGCGTCCAATCAGCGCGCCGATGATGGAGATAGCGCCGGCAAGGGCGAGCACCCGGTTCGGCCGCCGGGCTGTAGCGGTAATCCAGTCGACGGTCTCCCCGACCATGCCGGGCACCCAGGTGTAGGGCTCCAGCTCGTCCGGCTCCGCGTGAGGTGCTGGTGCCGGCTCGGCCTTCGACGGCTCCGCTTCCGCTTCCGGCGGCTCCCGGGGTGCCGGCTCCGGTTTTGGTACCAGCTCCGGTTCCGGCGGCTCCGATTCCGTTGGCACCAGGCCGGACACGTCGACGTCGATATCGAATGCCAACCGCTCGGCCAGGAACTTGAACGCGGTGTCGAGATCGCAGTCACATGCTGCCATCACGAGGTCGAGCGCGGTGTAGCCCTGGTCGGCACCGAAGTCCCGGATGCCCGCAGGCGCGATCTTCAGGTTCAGCTTGCGCTTCTCCGGCGATCTCCCTGTTGTCGATGGCCGCCATACAGGAATCGCCTCATAGCCTCCGCGGGCCTTGCGGCAGCGGTAGAGGTCGAGCGCGGGCACCCAGGAGTCCAGGTTCGCGAGCGCCTTCTGGTTGAGGGCGCGATAAGGGTTATCACCGGCATCGCCCTCGCTGCCGCTGGCGCACGGTGCCGGGTCCTGCTGGTAGCCGAACCTTTCCAGGAGTGAGGTGATCCGCTCTGCGATGTCCCCGGGCAGCTCGGGCAGCTCCTCCGGGGCGAGATCATCGAGGGTTTCCGCGGTCAGCCAGCGATAGGGCTGCGCGGTGTCGGGGTGGATTGTCGGCGGCAGCACCGTTTGCCGGCCGGGACCGATCAGGTCGACCACCCGCTTTCCGTTGATGTCCCACGACTGCGATTTGATGCTGGGGCCATAGTAAAACCCCGTCTCGCCCTTCTGGCCGCGCTTGCGCACGGGTGATGGCGGTATGATCCTTCGCAGCGCAGCCGTGATGCCGGGGTCGTCGGTATCGAAGTCGACGGCGACCAGTCCATGATATCCGCCGAGCACACCAAGCCCGGCATCGCCGGCCGACCAGCGGGCGATCTCGGTCGTTGGTGGCACCCCACCGTTGAATCGCTTGCTCCAATTGGCCAGGCCTATCCAGCGGCCGGCGAACAGGAAGCCGGGCCTCTTTGTGCCGGGCATGATCGGCAGCGCGCCATAGCCGCGCTCAATGAGTCGCTCGCCGAGCTCCGCATAGACACCCACATGCGCCTCCCTCAGAACGGCGGTTCGTTTTCCAGGATTTTCCTTCGGAGGATTTGCTCGAACCCGACAACCAGGCGGCGCAGGAATTCGCGCCATTCGGCCTCGCCCAGCTTGGCGAGATCGGTCGTTCCAACCTCCTCGAGGTATCCGGCCGCAGCGGTGCCGGCCTCGAGCACAGCGCCAATCTCAAAGGCATCGAGGATCTGATCGGGCATCGTGTAGACCTTCCTGGCGAGGCGGCTGCAGCGGTCATCGCCGCAAACCCATGCGATGGGCGCTCGATGGCTGGGCGCATATCCGATCCACATCGCGCGCCGCCGGCACACCACACAGCCGGTCGGTTGCTTAGTCGCGAAGCGCGGGATGATGCTGGTCATCTCTGGGCCGGCTAATAGGGGATTGAATCGTTGAGGGGCTCGCGCCTCATCGCCTCGAAGGCGGCTTGGCGCGATCCGCGAGTCCAGGTGTTGAGATTGCGATCAATCTCCACGATGGAGCCGTCAGGGCGCAGCACCCGGCGGTCACTCACGTTCCACCACCGGTCATTGCGGTAGACGAGGATCTCGACGGGGCGAGCCAGCTCGTAGGTGCGGCCGAGCGCTTCCGTCACTGTCGCCGGGACAGGCGGCTCGCCACCCATGGCAAACCACCAGCGCTCGGCGCGTGCGCGGGCATAGCCCTGCCGCTCGATCGAGATGTACTCGTCAAACGGCGACAGCCCGCACACGTAAGTCACGCGCAGGCTCGGCGGCGCGGAGGGATCGTGGCGCTTGTAGTGAATCGCAAACCCGACTTGCGTCACCTCCATCCATGACTGCTGTCCGGTCAGTACCGGAGTCGCGTCGGCGATGGTCGCATGCTTGACCCTCGGTGCCGGCCTTGGCTTCTCGTAGCCGCAAGCCTTGCAGGAGTCGGCGGCGACCGGGTTGAGTTCCTTGCATGTAGGACATTCCCAAGCCCGCACCGCGTCGGTTTTTTCTGACACGCCCGTACACTTCGGATCGACGGAGTCGACGGGACCGTGACGCATAACGTTCCCGGCAAAGTCGAGAACGAGGCAGTCGGCTTTGCCCATCGCCCTGCGTGTTCCGCGGCCGACCATCTGCACATAGCGACCGGTGCTGAGCGTCGGCCGCAGCATTGCCAGGAGATCGACTTGCGGAACATTGAAGCCGGTGGTGAGAACGTTCACATTGACCAGGCAAGTGATCTCGCCAGCCTTGAAGGCCGTAATGATCTCCCTGCGTTCATCGCTCGGAGTCTCACCGAACACACATTCCGCCGTGACGCCGCGGCGGCGCAGCGCTTCGCGCACATGCCGGCCGTGCCGGATGCCGCAAGCGAAGACGAGCCAGCACTTGCGGCCGGAACTGCTGGCGAGGATCTCAGCGCAAGCGCCCTCGACAAGGGGCTCGACGTCGGCCGCATCCTGCAGCTCGGACTCGATGAATTCGCCGCCACGCTTACCGACGCCGCTGACATCGATCTGTGTTGTCGCCGCCTTCGAGGACAACGGCGATAGCCAGCCGTCGCGGATGCCTTCGCCGATGCCATAGGAGAAGACGACATCGTCAAATACCTTTCCCTCACCTTCATCGAGCCGGCCGGAGTCGAGCCGGTAAGGCGTCGCAGTGAATCCGGCAACGCGGAGATCGGGATCGAGGTCGCGCAGCGCGCTCAGCACGCCGCGGTACATTCCGTCACCCACATGCGGGATCAGGTGGGCCTCGTCGACCAGCACGAGGCTGCGCCGGCCGATCGCTCCGGGATTGCGGTAGACGCTCTGGACCGAGGCAAAGAGGACTGGATGCTCGGTATCGCGCCGACCAAGCCCGGCACAATTGATTCCGACAGGGGCATCCGGCCACAGTGCTAGGAGATGATCGACATTCTGTTCGATCAGCTCCTGAACGTGAGTGAGCACAAGGATACGCAAGTCAGGATACCGCTCCCGACAGTCGCGGATCAGCCACGCGATGACCAGGGACTTGCCGGTAGCGGTCGCCATTGAGACCAAAGGATGGCCGCCACCGTCGTGCCAATAGGCGTCGAGCGTGTCGAGCGCCTCCTGCTGGTATGGTCGGAGCGTGAAGGCAAGCTTCAATGTGTCGAGCATGATGCTGCCTTCGACTCATGCGCGACCGGGAATGTGAGTCTGATATGGGCACGGCCCGTCTTCGGGATCCCACATCTCTGCCCGCTCTGCGTCCGCGCATGCTTGGCAGTACGTTTCAATGGTGTGCTCTACCCCTCGCTCTGGGTAGAGCATGTTGTGCATGACGCTCTCTTTTGTGATGGCGGTGCCGAAGACGATTTCGCCCCCACAGCACACACACTTCTCCGAGTTGTTACTCATCTAGTGCTCCCCTTCCTCATCATTTGCGCCATGGCGCAGTTCCGGTAGGTGCCGGCCGCGCTGCGGTGGGTGGAGGGGACGGAGCCGGCTTCAGCGGCAGCTTGGCTTGTGCTGCCTCAGCGGCCTCGCCATCGATCGGTGAGACCTTCACGACGCGGTTCTTGTCGGGGTATGCGCCGACCTTGTCGGTCTCGATCGCGATGCCGAGACGAACCGGCACAAACAACAAAGGCTCGACACTCTTCAACGGCGTAGCGGCGCCGACCGCGACGATAATCGCGTCCAGCATCTTCTTGCCGTGATACTGCGCGCCCGCCTTCGGGTGAACGAAGTTAATGTTTTGCCAGACCTGACGACCTTCGTGGTCGCCTTCGAGTACCTTCCAGGTCAACGTTAGCTGAAGGCCATTGCCGGTTTTGGGCGGGGCAACCCGACCTTCAATTGCCTGGCAGGTATACTCGCCAGGCGGCAGCAGCTCGAAGTCGTCGGTGCCGCCAGGTTCATAGGGTTCGGGAAATTCCATGCTCATGATTGAACCTCTTTCAGTTTGGGATGTTGGGTTTTGCCGCGCTGTTGGTCCGCCGCGGCAGGCGGGAAGTACGGCGCAAGCACTGCGTCGTAATCGAAATCCTTCGGAATCATGATCTTCGGCGGCATGCCGTAGCGGTTCTTCGCCGTGAACGACGGGCGTCCCTCGACGTGAAGCCAGCGGGTCGAGCCGCCATCAGCACGATTGCGCTTCTTTCCGAAGCCAGCATCCTCGGTTTGGATATTGAGATCGGGAGCGAGGAACCCGATCAGGTCGGCGGCATCCTGGACGATGCTACGGGCACGCTTATGCAGGCGAAGCCCGTAGGCTGTGTAGGATGAAGCCCGCGGATCGTTGATGGTCTCGATGACGCTGTGCGCCAATAGAACCACCGTCATCTGACGTTCGCGACGCAGGAAATCGAGGGCGGCGAGGATGTCGAGCCACCAGCCGTCGACAATGATGTGTCCCTTGCCGTAACCCGGCTGCTCGATTGACGACCATCCCTGTGAGGTACAGACGTCGCGCCAGACCAGCGGCTCGAACGCATCCAGGCTATCGAGGACGACCGTACGGTGCTCGTGCGGCTCGCTAGCTAGGAATGACAAGGCCTCGCGCACGGCCTTGTAGGTGTCGAGCGTGCCGAAGGTATTGATAGACAGTTGCGCCGGGCAGCCGTCCTCGGTTTGCAGAAAGACCGGTGCGGGGAAACTAGCCGCGAAAGTGGTTTTGCCGACACCTTCGGCTCCATAGATCAAGAGCCGCGGAGGCAAAGTTGCGGTGGCCGTGTGGATAGGGCTCATCAGGCGCCCCTCGATTCGGGGGTCGATGCCTGAACAGGGCCAAGCGTTCCGTCGCTTTCATATCCGCACTGCTGCAGGACGAAGCTCAAAACACAATCGCACGTAATATCGGTGCCGAATTTGAGGTACTCGTGGTGGCCATCTTCGTGGATCGGCTCGCCATCCTCCCCTCTCAGAGTAAACGCGTCGGCGAGGTCGACGTAGGTGATGTCACGGGGGTGGCCGAGGAGATCGATTGCCTTCCGCGCGAGTTCGATTCCTTCTGCTGTTGCGGTGCATGGGGTCCCGTCGTCATTGAGGCAAGGCTCTTCACAGCGATTGATATTCATGGTGATCCTCCAAATGTGTGTTGGTTATGCCGGTGGGATATCCGCGCCAGCCGCGGCCGCCATGCGCTGCACGTTCACGAATGTGCCGATATGCAAACTCGACGGACGCGCGCATGTCGTCCGAGGGGTCATAGTTGTCGTGAGTAGGGAGGCGCTCGGTCACAGCGGCCTCCACGCAATGCGCCGGCCGGTCCACGGGCCGCGGTGATTGGCGTCCCAGACCATCCAGGCGAAGGCCATGGAGTTGGTCGCCTTCGGGCCTTCCCAGCCATCCCGGTGCATCATCGGAAGGCGGTTCGCGAACGGGTAAACCCGAGCCAAGCGGCCATCGTCCAGGATATCCGAACGGCGCTGAGATTCGAGGAAGGCGAGCCGCACCAGCATCGCGACATGCGGCACGAGCTCGAGGGCATGGCGAACAAATTCACCCGCGAACCGATAAGGCGGATTTGAAACGATCGACTTCACGCCATCGGGTGCGGTCTGCTGCTGCAGAAAGTCGACACCACCACGCGAATCGGGGGAGCCGTAGTCAATGAGGTCGGTACCGACCACCTCGTGCCCGGCCTCACGCAGTGCACGGACGATCGCGCCACGGCCGGCGGCGCACTCCCAGATCGGACCGGTGATGGATTCGACCGAGAGCAGAGCATGCACAGCTTGAGGCGGGGTTTCGTATAAGTCGGCCCCGCGATCGGCATGGGGGTGCATCTTCACCCCAGTGCAGTTACCGGCAGCGCCGATCAGGCGATCGCGCAATTCTCGGCGTGGATTCTTAATGGAGTTTGGCGGGCTCGATATTTGCACGTTGTTCACCCTGGTTTCTGGGTCGAGGCATCGACAACGGGTGCCGTCCCGCTTGCCGGGACGGCGTTGTCCTGTTGATTAGTGCGGGATGGCGCCGTTGGTCGCGGCGTCATTGCCGCCTCCGATGGCGGCGTCGATGCCGGCAAGCAGGTCGAGAACCTGGCTGCTACCAAGCTCCGCAACGAGATCGGCAAGACGGTCTTGGGCGCTTGTCGACGATGGCAGTGCCAGCCGCTGCGCCGGTACCAACGGCATGGTGCCGGCCTCGATCGCCAGTCGCTCCGCTTGCCGCTGCAACGCCCATTGGACGTAGGTCGTGTTGGTGCGGGCGAGGTGGGCGGCGGCCGTCAGCGTCG